TATGCGTATTCTGATACCATTAAGGTAGATTCTAATACCTTTGTCATTAACGACACTATAAGCCAAAATAAGATCCAATCAAGGGGATTTGAGGCTAAAATAACCGAAAAAACCATACTTACCACCATTACTAAGGCAGCTAAAGCTAAGAATACCCTTTATTTGGGCTTTAGAGGCGATTTAAGCGAGTCTAATGGCTTAGAGGTACTAAGTCCTGGAATAATGCTTAATGCCAAAAATAAGGCTCTAATAGGGCTTAATGTAAATATTAATAAAAATAGTAATATAGTCTACTCAGGTAGTGTATATTTTAAAATAGGTAAGTAATGAAGAAGTTTATAAAGGATATGTTCTCAACAGGTGATGAAGTAAGCTCTAAAAGAGTGGCTGGTATCTTTGCATTAGTATTCGCAATAATTGGGGTATTTACAGCGTTATTATCTCAACCTGCGTTTGAAGCTTTATTAATGTACTCAGCTACATTACTTTCAGCTAGTGTTGTAACATCAATTTTTAATAAGAAATAACAGAATAATAATGAGCAATTTTGACCAAATAGATAGTGATTTAACACCTTTGGGAGTAGTAACAATGGCTATGTCATGGTTGGATATTTTTGGTATAGTAGTATTAAACCCACTATTACAAACTATCGTTTACTTGATGACTATTGTTTGGTTAGGAATGCAGATGTATGGTTTCATTAAGAAGCAGTTTAGAAAAAAGTTCTAATTTAGTGCATCATGCAAATCACCGCACATTTTAATCTAGCAGAATTTACTCGTAGCGAATCAGCTAAAAGACATGGTGTGTCTAATCAACCAACTGCTGAACATCTAGAAAACATCAAAGTACTTTGCGAAAGAGTATTAGAACCAATACGCATGAAGTTTGGTCCTATAAATATATCTAGTGGCTATAGAAGCAAGGTTCTTAATCATTACATAGGAGGTAGTTTAAGGTCACAGCATTGCGAAGGCAAAGCAGCAGATATAGACATGGATGGTATGGGAGATGTGCTTAATGTTGACATATTTGAATACATAAAAAATAGTCTTGAGTTCGATCAGTTAATATGGGAGTTTGGTAATCCTTTAAATCCTGATTGGGTTCATGTAAGCTATAATCAAGGGAATAACAGAAAACAAGTGTTGAGGGCTATTAAGGTAAACGGCAAAACCGCATATTCACCTTATAAATAAACCTAACCAAAACCACCACATAATGAGCAAAAAAAATGTCCTAGTAATAGGCGATACTCATGAACCATTTTGTCATCCTCAGTACAAGAGCTTTTGCTATGAAGTAGCTAACAAGTTTCAATGTAGCGAGGTTGTTCATATTGGGGATGAGGTAGACAATCACGCAATCAGTTACCATGAATCTAAACCTGATGGTCATAGTGCAGGTAGAGAAGCTGACTTAGCACAAGCTGCTATGTACAAATGGTACAAGACTTTCCCTAATGTTAAAGTATGTATTGGTAACCACTCAGCTCTTCATAAAAGAAAGGCTCAAACAAGCGGTTTACCAGATCGTTTTATTAAATCCTATGAACAGGCTTGGGATGCTCCTAGAGGCTGGAAATGGGCTTTAGAATGGGAAATAGACGGTGTTTTATACACTCATGGCACTGGGTCATCAGGACAAGCAGGAGCTATCAATAGAGCAAGAGATGCTAGACAATCAACTGTCATAGGTCATATACACTCATTTGGAGGTGTATTATATAGCTCATCAGATAAAGACATGATATTCGGAATGAACGTAGGCTGTGGTATCGATATTGATGCCTATGCTATGGAGTATTCACGACCTTTCCCCAAAAGACCCACATTAGGTTGTGGAGTTGTTCTAGATGGCGGAAGAGTTGCTATATTTGTTCCGATGCCTCTAGGCAGTAAGATTATTAGGTTGCCCAAAAAGTAACTATAGTCTAGTAAATATAACAAAGTGTGTATCATATTGGAAATCAATAAGGTATGCACTTTTTATTTCAGTATCAATTAAATCGTAAATTTGTATGAACAGAGAAACTGACGTTAAGATTAACCAATTAATGAAAGAAAAGGCTTTTTTAGAGGCTAAATTAGATTTAATTGTAAGAGAACTAAGACTAACTGTGTTAAAAAATAGTATCACAAATGTTAATGCACATCATACAACTGACCGAAGAGGAAGATGAAAGTTATGATTTCCAGGATAATACTGAGGAATCAGATGCTTATATCAACATCTATCAGGTGGCGAGTGTAACAGGTGACGAAGAAAACAGTGATAGGTGTTTTGTATATATGGCTAATGAAGATTACTTCTATGTGAATGAATCAGTAGATAGCTTTATTACAAGGTATCAGGCAATCCTATACGGATCAGTATTGACAAAGTTTTATGACACTAGAAATAGTCATAATTAAAATAGCTCTCATGTGTGGTGTGTGATTGTGTGTAGTTTTGGTTAACCCTCAGGTAAAATCTGGGGGTTTTTTAATGCAAAAAAAGACCCCATTAAGAATAGCAGGTCTAACTATTTAACTACAAACAAAACATACTACTTTTTGTTATACATATTAGCACCATATCCAATAGTGCCTACAACTGCTATAACGTATAAACTTCTCTCATACCATTCCCAACCTAATGGGTTGTACTTATTTATGATAAATGCGAATGGTAGATACAAACCTACTAATAAAAGCAATAGGTTGATAATTATTTCTTTATAAATTTTTAGATTCATAACTAAAATGGTAATTTTTTCTCTGTTGGTTTATAATCACCTGCTTTAAATGTGTCCATTTCGCAATAGAAATCACTTTGTTCAGGTCCTGCGTTCTTTTTGTCTTTGATTAGGATAGAACACCATCCTTTGTTTGATGCTGCGAACTCATTTAGTTTCTTTAAGTCTTCTGGACCAAATGATACTTTTCTGAATGATCCATAAGCTGATCTAAGTGTGAAACATCTTCCTAAGAAGTTTTCTTTTTGTGTTGCCATGATATTTGTTTTGGTTTATAAACTATTTTTTAATCCTTCCTTGAATTTCTCTAAGTATAATACAGCGTCCATAAGCTCTTGCTGTAAATGCTCAGCCCATTCTTTTGTGTTTAAGTCAGTCCTATCTAAGTTAGTTCCGTATTTCGTAAAGCCAATGTTAGCTCTGTCTTTATACTTGCTAATCACAGATTCGACTATACTATCTAACTTATTCTCCATTTGCTTTATATTTTCTTACTTGCTCTTTAAGTTGAGCTCTCCATTTGATGTCTACTGTACCATCGTTTAAGATGTCTTCTACTAACTTAATAGTTTCAGCAGTTACAAATCCATTTTCTTTAGGTACTACTGTAACCTTAACTTCTTTCTTTGTAGTCTTAGTTACGTTTTCCGCTTTGTTTTCTAATTCTTGCTTTTCCATAATTGTTGTTTTATCTACCTTGTTGACGGTAGGGTTTTACATTTTTGTCTTTAGGTCCACTTCTTTTCTTCGCTTTACCCAAGCGTCTCTTCCCGAAATTCACCTTTGTACTCGTCCCAAGTGCTGATTTTGCTTTCGCCATTGTCTAAAAATATTGTTAAATTAATTGTTCCGTCTGATACCTGTTGACATACTACTGATGTTCCACCGCACATACCTAAGTGCGTTAAGAACTCTATCTGTGATACACTTAAACGATCACCAATAGCTTTAATCTCACAAGCAATGAACTGACCATAGTTCTTATGGTAACCAATGATGTCAGGCACTCCTTTCTTACCAATGAAAGACCTTCCTTTGACTGCTAGGTTATTATTCCTCCATACTTCATAACCTAAACTATCTAAATATTCTAGCATCATCTTGGTTAAGTCACTTGCTGTTTTGTATGTCATATAAACGAAATTACATTATTTAATCGAAACGTATCATCTCCTGAGTTGGTACTTTTATATATCTTATCCCCTCGACTATCTTAGTTTTACCCCATTTAAAGTATCTTCTTGCCTTGATTCTCAGCATCTCAGCCCTGATAAAGTAGATCCTGTCTTTAAGGTCAAAGTTGATAGCAAAGAACTCTACTCTTGTATCTGCTATGCCACTAGGTTGACCATTATTCTCATATTCAAGCCACATATACTTTTGTTTTAAGGCTTTTGGCTGTTGTATAACAATAACCTTTGTGTTTCTAGCAAACAATAACAATGCCTGGTAAGTGCCATCATTAGCTTTAGCTTGTTCTATGTCAAACTTACGAGTATTCTTATAGTTTCTATTTAAGTCCACTTCTTCTAGGTAGTTTTAGTTTCTTAACGTAAAAGTATAGTGTTCTAGTTCCCATACCGACACCTACTGCTACATCAGTGATGTCATTAAATCTAGCAGTATCATACCATGCTTTAGTGATGATACGTTCTTTCATGTTCTCTATGTTAAGGTCTTCACCTTCTACATATTCTACATCAGAGGGTTTTTGTTTTAGTGCTTTCATTGTTTATAGTTTATAATCTTCAAATGTGGTTGTTTCTCCAATAAATCTAACCGCTAAGTTACCAGTGCGTCCATGTCTATTCTTCTCTACCTTAACGATAACTAGATCATCAGGATTGTATTCCTTACCACCTATTTCTACAGGCTCTTTCATTTCGTAGTAAGATGGACGCATAAGCATAATAACAATGTCAGCGTCTTGTTCGATTGAACCAGATTCTCTAAGATCAGATAACATTGGTAGCTTGTCAGCCCTCTCTTCTACTTTACGACTTAACTGCGATAATGCGATAATAGGCACTTCCAACTCTTTTGCTAAGGCTTTAAGGCTTCTGCTTATGTTACTAACCTCCTGCTCTCTGTTTTGGTTTGCTTTGCCTTGTCCACTCATAAGCTGAAGATAGTCTAGGAATATTACCTTAATACCATACTTCTGCTTTAGAATAGTAGCCTTAGCTCTGAGTTGTTGGATACTGATACCTCCTGTATCCTCTATGTAGATGGGTGCTGTTATTATCTTGTCATCTGTCTGTAAAAGTACCTTCCTTTCGTAATCGTTCAGATTATTCGTTCTAAGGCGTTTTAAGGGCACTTGACTGGTTATTGACTCTAACCTTTCAACAAGCTGTTCGGAGCTCATTTCGAGGCTAAAAATAGCCGTAGGGACTTTATGTATAATAGCTAAGTGATACACACTTGAAAGCATCATGGCAGTCTTACCTGCACCAGGTCTTGCAGCTATGATACATAGGTCGGGTTTACACCAACCTGCTATAGTCTTGTTTAGCTCATCAAAGCCAGTATTAAATCCTAAAAGTTCACCATTACTAGCTAAATCTCTAGCAAAGTTGATAGCCATAACTACGTCTGTGATGCTTTTTTCATAGATATTGCCATACTCCTGTAAACTTATAAGTTGACTATTAAGATCAGATAATAAATCTAATGAAGCACTATCGTTGTCAAGACATTGATTCTCAGCTATTTTAAGCACTTTATAAGCTTCACGCTTCTTATACATCTCAATAACAATCTCAATATGGGTGTTTAAGTGAGCTGTTGATATTACATTATCAGTTAGTTTAGATAGGTAATAAGCTCCACCTTCTCGTATAATGTCATCATCTTGTGAGAGTTTTTGAGCTACGGTAGTAAGGTCTATAGATACGTTTGCATCATACATCTCTTTAATAGCGTTAAAGATTTTTTGGTGCTTTAGATCATAAAATATGTCAGTTTTTAGATGACCAATGACTAATGGTATAGTCCTTTTGTCTAAAAGCAATGCACCAAGTATGTTAGATTCTATATCTAATGCTTTTGGTAGGTTTATAGCAATCATTTAAGTTTTATTTGTGTAGTTATTTTGTTTGTAGGTACGTTGCTTTGCGTATTAAATTTGGAACTATTCCTTTTCCAAGTTCTTACAGTAGCTTTCCAATCTTTCATAGGGTTTTTACCTATTAACCAACCATTAGATTCATAATGGTCTATAAAGTAAGAAGGATCAAGAGTTAAAAAACCTATTTCTTTTGCATATAAGTCTATCTCATTAGCTGTTGGTCTTATAAACTTAGTCTTCTTAATATTTAATTTACTATTAATTGTATTAGTATTACTTATAGGGGCACTTTCACCGACTTCGGCATTTATTGAACTCGGTGATTTATCATCTCGGATTGCTGGTGTATCATATACTACATGATTCCATCCAGTAAATCTACCAAGCTCATTAATAACCTTAACTGACAAGATATAGTTCTTGCTTTGTAATCCTTTAAATACCCTATCTAATTGACCTTTACTGCATCCCAATCTCTCGTGTAGGTTTGTCTTATAAACAACCCAATCATGCCTCATGCTTAATAAGTAAATTAGTAATCCTCTCTCCTCTAATGTTAAATCGACATTCCTAATAATCTCATTGTCGATAGCAGTAAACTTCTCAGCCGACCTGCTTTTAACTATCATTCCTGTATTCATAAAATAAAAGTGCCCTATCAAATTCCCCCCAGTCGGATTGGGGGTTCATATCAAGGGCAATAAGTTCTTAATGAGTATCCGACACTCTAGACAAATATACTATTTATCCTTAACTATCCTAAAAACTACCTCTCTGTTATTGTGCTTGAATTTACGCTTTAATAACGGACTAAGTGACTTCTTTATTGCGTCTTGTGTGATCCTTGTATTCCTTGCTGCATGAGCTAAAGATTTAAACAATACTTCACTTTTATCGTCAACATAAATCATCCTCACTGGTACTGAGTTCTCTAATCCTGCAATCTCCATCATATATTCTTGAATTTACTAATTATGGTTAATGTTACAAATAGCAATATTGCTAGTGGTACTGATATTACTATAAACTTTATAAGTTCGTAAATGAACATTAATGCTTTCATATTTTACTTTTAAGGTTAAAACTAAAATAACCACCCCAAGTTCCCCAAATCACTATCTTGTTAATAAATATATAATTTCTTGAGGTGGTCAAAGTTTTTATTTCTTTAAGCTAATCTTAAAGGTTGTAGTACTAATTCTAGGTGCTGGGTGTACCATCTCTCCTGATTCAGGATCGACCATAGCTGTTGGCAATGTTCTAAGCATCTTTTCCCTTTCCTTTAAAGCAAACTTTAATGATTCGATCTCATCATTCATTTTGCTCCAAGTATAGTCTTGGTCATAGATGTATTTAACTCCTGATTCAAACTTAGCCATCTCGCTACCTAAGACCTCAGCTTTGCCGCCAGGATATTTACTTAGCTCATCTAGTACTAACTCTTTTAAATCGGCTCTAATGCCCTCTAAAAGCTGTACTACTGCTTCAGACTTAACGAGCAACTCTAATGGTGACTCACCAGTTTGTGTAAAGTGATCGACTATCTGCGACTTGATTAGCTCAATAGCAAATTTGTTAGGCTCAATAGAACTTAGTTCTACTTTTGGTAATAATTGTAAACTCATTTTATTTTAGGTTTTCTTTTTTCATTTTTAATACCTTCATTAATGATTCATCAGAATCAAATGACTGCTTATATGTAAAGTATATGTCAGTTAATTGTTTCACTTTAGTACACTTTGCAACTTGCATCATGATTTCTTCTCTTGTAGGCTCTTCTTCTAAGATTTCAGCTACAACAGTTTGTACTGGCTTAGAGGGTTTTTTTGGCTCTTCGTGTACAAAATCCATCTCCTCAGCAGGTGTCGCCTCGAATCCAGCAGCTTTCATCAACCATGCTAACTGATTACGGAATGCTTTACCAACTGCTCTAGTTTGTGCCATAGATAGGATAGCATACTCATCAAAGAACTTTTTGCTACCCTCTTTGTTAGAGCATATTGCTATGCCTACTGACACTAACTTATTGTCTTGGTACGATCTAACTTCACAAGTAGCCATGTACTTAATTTCTGTTTCACTAGATAAATCTTGTATGCTTGTAATGATTGGGAACAAGCCTAATGAAGCTCCTGCCATCTGCCAAGCTTCTACGTTACAATAGTCCTTGCCTTTGATGTTAGATACTAAGTGAGCATCCTTTACAAAGCGTTTAAGCTCGTTTGATAAGGATAGCATAGAATCCTTATTTACCATTTGGTAACTAGGAGTCTGAATTTGGGTGTTAGTTGTTTGTAATTCCATTTGTTAATTGATTTTTTTGTGTGAAAAATGTTGCAGGTCTAATAGGGAACTGCTCCCACATCTTAACTATAGCTTCCATAGTGTCATAACTAGATTGGCTGTAGTTCATGTTGTGAATAATCTTAGCGACAAAGATTTTTTTGTCGGTTTCGTTCATGTGTGCGAATGTTGATAGCATAATGTTTGTTTTATTGTAGTGCGTAAATGGTTGAATGTAAATGTTCTATTCTATGCATGACATAATCATACTTCTCCTTTAAAAAAGGTATTTGCTTTATGTCTTGAGGAAAGCTGTTTACTG